TGCGTATAAGCCTTAGTTTTTTCACAAAACTCAATAGTAGCCGCGCGTAAGTTGGACTCTACTACCGAATCCGGGCACCCCGGAACATAAGGCAGTATTTCTTTTACTAGCGACTCATAACTAGCCATATCCTATCCTATCCTATCCTAGGGCGAGGGCATAGCAGGAGGAACAGCCCCAACGTCTTGATTTGGGCTTAACCCGAACTGTGCTTGGCCTCCACCAGTAAGACTGCCTGCAAATAATTGATAATGATTACCCGCCCTTTGCTGATTACCTGCGTACTCTGCATCTTTTAGATAACATCTAAACAACACATAGTCTATTAAAGCGTTCGCAAAGATATCGTCTACTGAAATAGTAGCGCTTGTACTAGCTAGATCTGTTGGCGCACCTGAATATACAATCTCTAAGAACGTACTCGTAGTAGATGCTCCTGGGTAAACATAAAAACTACGCGGGTTATCCTCATCAAAAATATAATGTTTTACCGTAGTGGAATGCGTTGCATCACCGCCTACAGTTGGGTCATGCCAATTGGGTTCTTGCGTGTCTAGAATATCAGAGTCTACTAATCTAACGGCTCTTTTACCGGTTGCACTACCCGCTGCAGATGACATGTTCCTAGTCACCTTAATAAGCCGAAGCCCACCAGTGGGTAAGGATTGTTTAGTACCAACGACTAAAGCCACATTGGCGGTAGTCGCAGTAGATTCAGGTCGAAGATTGCAAACTTCTCTTTGTGCATCATTAACATACCGCAACAATTCTGCCTCAGGCCAACGAATGCTTGTTGTATCCTGAAGTATGTCTTGTATACGGGATATTAAATTAGCACCTGTTAGTGTACCGGCCATAATTTCACCTCGTTAATTATTCAGTTTTTGTATCCTCTACTTCTACATACGCCTCATTGACGTCTGGAGTACTAGGATCATCAGCGACATAATGGCCGTCTTTGTTCCTCGCTCTAGTTTTTTTCTTGGCGGTAGTTTTCTTAGCAGGTTTTTTAGGTGCAGGTTTAGGGGCTTCCCTAACCTCTACAGCGCCTTGCTGTAAAGCTTGATAGCCCATATCATCACCTACTTCCCGTTCTTCACCACCTTTCAAAAAGATAGATGCCCCCCAAGTTGTAGAAATATGGAGATCTGTTTCTGATTTAATTTTCACTTTTTTCTCCTAAAAAAGATTCTTTAAAAAAGTAGGTAGCCCCGAAAGGCTACCCACCACCCAGGTTTTAGTAAGCAACATCTAACCTTATAACACCAAAGTCTTCATTCTGACTTGATACATCAGAATAATAAACTGGTTTCTTAAAGCCAAATATCTTACCAATAGAGATACCATTTTGGTTTCCGTAGTCGAAAGTATCTTCGACAATTTCTGGAAGCCCGATATCAGCCATCGCAAGTCCTTGCGCTCCAACAAATAAGCAACCAGCGCCATCAATATCAGCGCCTGCCCCCCATTTGTATCCATTAGAACCGGCGTTACCGGAAGCTCCTGAAGTCGCGCCACTTGTGTTAAACACGTGCCTGAACTCATGAACCATAATGCCATCAACCATTAAGCTTGAAGAACCTGAGAACAATTCATTGTTCGGTCCTCTTACTCCAGCATTTCTGACGTTAGCCAGGAAGTCTGAATCAAGTTTAAGGTCTGCCATAACTTGAGGTGACACAAATAAATGATATACCTCTTCGTTTCCTGCGCCTCTTAAGCCTCTGATATAACTATCTTTGGCATAAGCTTTCAGCTGAACGATAGCTTTATAATTTAAGGTATCAGCTGCTACTACTGCAGTAACGTCTCCTGTTGTTATAGTGCTAGTTCCAGCATCCCACCTTCTATGTCTATTAGAAGTAGGAGCAGATACGTCACTAGAGAATACAAGATCACTAAGATTTTGCCCTGAACCCAGGGTATTTCTTAATGCGCCATTATTCTTAATGCCGTATGAAACACCAGTCATCGTTAAAAACGCTAACTGGTCGATACGATCTGCCATTGCATATGCAAGTGCGTCTCTTGAATGCTCACGAAAGTTGACAACTGACTTCTGATCAGCAAGACGACCCGCGAGTCGGTTTGCAAATCTGAGTTGGTCGAGTTGAACAACAATGTCGTACGCCCTTAATGCTTCTTCATTACCTTCAAGCGTGTTGTCTCCAACGATACCATCTCCAGTCATATCGGCTAAAAGAGTTATTACAGCTCTTGCGCCTTTTTCAGACTGGGTAAGTTCAGATATTCTCTGAACCATAGCGTTAGGTCCACTACCCGCAAATTGGTTAATGAAGGACATATTTCGGGCAACACGCCAAAAATCACGTGACCAGATAGTAAGCTGTTCGCTGGTCAGTGCACTAAAATTAGTATTAGCCATTTATGTACTCCAATTTAAGTTAATAATACTTAACCGTCTTTTGGGGCGATATTTACCCGTATACCCTTTATCGTTGGGGCTACGACTTCGTGTGTTTTACGAGAACGACCTCGGTTATATTAACGCCATAACAGGCGATTACGTTTTTTTACTGAAACGACTCAGGTTAGATATCGTTCTAACAAACGAAACTTATATAACATCCTATCATAACTTTACCCAAAGTCACCGCGCATTCGTTTTAAAGTCTCTTCAGGCAAGGCACCAAACTCCTCATCAGATAGCACATTTAAATCTGTAACTTTCTCTCCCCGCTTAGCCGTACCTTCTCCCTGGAGCTTTGGAGGCTGTGATTTTGAGGCTTCTAATTTCTTTTTAACCGCTGTTCTCTGTCTATTTTGTACAACTGCTTTATTTTGCTTCTTTGTTTGTACTGCAATAGTGTCATCGGTTGTTTGAAGAAGTTCAGGCCTCTTCGCAGCTAAAGTATATTCAGTCGCTTTTGCTAAAGAGTCGGCGGGCGTAAATCCCTGAACCATAAAAGCATCTCTGAGGTCTCTTACTTCTCCTGCAAGCTCTGTGTCAAAACTTTCACTGTTCTCGTTTAAAATAGCAAACGTGTCTCCAATCTCCTGCGCTTTAACTGCGAGATCTTGTTCCGCATTACTTAATTGAAGGCTTTGTCCCATCTGCTGTTGTACTTCAAACATCATCTGTTCTTTTTCAGCACTACGTATTTCTTGTCTTATAGAAGTAGCTTTTGCGCTATCTCCGTCAAGAATTGCCTCCTGGTACTCCATTTCTTTTGAGGAAAAATCATACGTAGGAGCTTCGGCTTGAACCTCTGCTTCTTTTTGCTGTATATCCTCTAACTGTTTTTGCATTTTTTTATTTTTTGCTAAAACTTCATCTAATCTAGACTTAGGCACCATAGGTGATTTTGGAGGTTCTACTGGTTTTTCGGGTTCCTCCTCAGTCTCTACAAGCTCATCAACTATTTCTTCGGCGGCTTCTTGTTCTGCATCGGGTGTTTCTTCCTCTGCTGTAACTTCGTCCTCGCTGTCTTGTTCTTCTTCCACAACTTCGTCCGCAGTCTCTTCTTCTACTTCAACTACTTCTTCGTCCGCAGTCTCTTCTTCTACTTCAACTACTTCTTCCTCCGTAGGAAATTCTACTTCCTCTTCTTCGGATTCTTCCGCGTCTTCTGTAGGCGTTTCGCCCCCAAAATTAAGGTCCACTTGAAAGGGTTCTACATCCTCTGTGGTTTTTTGGTCTGCTCCAGGCATACCATCCATCACTATATCTAGATCCTCTGTATTTTTATCTTTAGCCATTATTACCTCCTGTAGGTTTCATTGCAGCAACGGCAATTTTTGATGCTGCTTGGGTTTCACTCTGTCCTGCCCTAACTTGATTGGTCATCTCCGATAACCTTTCGCGTAAAGACAACTCTTCTCTCTTAAGTTGCAGCTTACTCTCCATATCAGCAATCTTAAGTTGAGGGTCAATTTCTGAAGTCTCTTGGGCTTTAGCTTGGTTAAGCATAGCCATAGACTGCAGATTTTGAACTTCTGCTTCCAACTTGGCAATCTCCAACTGAGTCTGTTTAATAGCAGCTTCAGCTTGAAATTGTTGCAGTTGTGCTTCCGCTTCCGTGGGTGGTTCTGTACCTTGCATCATACGAATTCTTTGAGCAATTTCACCTTTACGTTGTAAATGTGAATACTCAACAATAAGATCGTCTGGTATAGGAACTCCCACTTGACGAAGTGCAATTGCTTCTGCAAACTGTATTTCCTCAAATGTGTCTCTTGCAGGAGCCGTACCAATAATTACGTCATATTCTCCTAAAGTTAAATCGTTAATAATTAAACCTTCAGGTGTAATTTCATTAACCCGCATTGGTTGACGTTGTTTAAGCGGGTCTGTTTCATCAGTAATCTGAATAAGACGTTCTTCTGTGTAATAGGCTTGTACTAAATTTAATACTTTTTCAGCTAGATACTGTCGGGTCTTAGTAAGATT